TATAAGGTTCTGTTTGGTACGAGATAAAATCATCACGCCTCGTCAACTGGGTTTCAGTATCACCGCTAATGTATTTTGCTTTTTCGCTTGCTTGTTCCCTCCACCCTTGCGCCGCTTGATGTTCACATTCCGGGTGCATATCGTTCAAATGGTACAGTTTCCACAGCCTGTAAATTTCCTTGAAAAGCGGGCTTTTGATATATCGGGCGATAGTATCTAAACACTGTCCACCCGCTACAATATCGGTTTTGCGGGTGTTCCAAATGTTCCCGCAAATGGAAAGCACCTTTTCGCCGTTGTTCTTTTCTTTGTATTCCATTTCCACAGTTACAAGGTAACTTTTGCGGCCTGTCCCGGTGTAGTCGATTTTTCCAAAATCAAAAATCTTTTTCATGGTTGTTTACCTCCTCTTTACCTGTAAAGCGTCCCGGCGTATGCCGCCGCTTTTTCGTATGTGTCCGGCGTATGGGGCAAGGCCATAAACCCGGCTTTGTTCAGTCCACAAAAGGCGGCAATATGGCGTCCTGTGGTTGCGCTCCACCCCGCCCACAGTCGCACAAGCTCCCCGGCGGCTGTCCTCTTAATAATGGCGGTTTCATAGCTGTAAAGCGTTTCCGTCCCGTTGTCCTCCACAAGAACCCGGGCTTTTCCGTAAAAGCTCTTTCGGCTGTCTGTGGGGCTTAATTCGTACATTTTCATTTTGTGTACCTCCTATAAATTCGGCGTTTAATTCGTCTTGTTTGAATCTGTGCTTTTATTATAATTCGCCTTTTCCGAATTGTCAATACCTTTTTCAATATTTTTTATCTTTTTCGGATTATTTTTTGCGCCGCCCGTGTTGTAAGGCGTACTATTCGTGTTTCTCCTCAAAATCCACCTTGTAAGCAAATTCAAGAATTTCAATTTGCTTTTCTGTGGGTAGCTCTGCCATAACGGAAAGTAAAGTTTTTGCAAGGTCTTCAAAATCCTTTTGCGCTTTTGTAACAGGGAAATTTACTTGTTTCATAGTCTGTTTACCTTCTATGTTCTACACGATTTCGTGTCTATGCCCCTATTATACACGATTTCGTATCTATGTCAATACCCTTTTCAAAAATTTTTACATTTTTTCGTGTCTGATTTTCTGTGTGCGTATTCTGAACAGAAAACAGACACAAGCGGGGCGGCGTGGCGGTTGCGCTGTGGCCTGTCCCGGGGGCTTGTTCCTGTCCCGCTGTGGCCTGTCCCGATTGCACCCCCGGCGGGGGACACAGCCCCGGCGCAAGCCGCCGAGGGAGTGTGCCGAATACTCCCAAAAAAGAAAAAGGCACTTTTTGCACGAAAAGGTGTTGACACGATTTCGTTCAAGTGCTATACTATCCTTGAAAGGAGTGATTTGGCATGAAACCAAGCGAAGTAATCAAGGAAATTATGAAGTTGAGAGGATTCAGCAATCAATCTCTTGCAACAAAACTTGGAAAATCTACGGCTTCTGCCGTCTCGACCAAGTTGTCCAGAGAAAAGGGTATGAGAATGGACATTTTTTTGGAAATGGTCGAAGCTATGGATTGCGAGGTTATTATCAAGAGTAAGCTCACCGATAAGAGCCAATGGAAAATCGAGTGAGAAGTAGTAAAAGTAGTTGAAAATCGGTTTTTGCGTAAACTTCCTCTTAATACGCGCGTATCTATCAAAAGTTACCGCAAAAATCGAAAAACAACTACTTCCACTACTGTAATAAGAATAAGAACTTGAAGGAGAAGTACTCTATGGAACTGAATCTGATAATGACCCAAGAGGTCAATAATGTGCCTGTGAACGGCTATTATGGCGAAGAAATGGCATGGTTTACCCGGCAACAAGTAGGTGAAGCCTTGGAATACTCCGAACCTATGATTGCCATTGGCAAAATTCACAACCGCCACAAAGAGAGGTTTGAAGGAAAATCAGTATTAACCAAACTGGTTTATACTGACGGAAAGACCTATGAAACATGGGTTTATAATTTCAAAGGCATTTTGGAAATCTGTCGGTGGAGCAGACAGCCAAAAGCCGACATGGTAATGGACGCTCTCTACGATATGGCTGAACAGGTAATGAAGAAGGGCTATTATTCTATTTTGCCGGACGAGGAGTTGGCAAGATTGATTGACGAGCGATTGAATCGTACTGTCGGTGGTAAGCAAAAACTTCGAGACCAGAGGACAGAACAGACCCTCCTTCTTGACCTCGAACGGAACAAAATTTCTCACGAGGAGTATGTCATGCGTCTGCGCTGTATTTGGGGAGAGGATTCCTATGGATTTCACAAAGCCTTTGACGAATATTTAAGCTGGTATAACCAAGCAGGTCGAAGGTTGCAGGGAGTTCAGTCGTGATTTACGGTTATGCTCGGGTGTCCAGTGTTGGACAGGCAAAGGACGGAAACAGCATTGAAGCGCAGACCGCCGCCCTTTTGGAGCGTGGGTGCGAGGAGATATACTCGGAAGCCTATACTGGAACTACCACAGACCGCCCGGAGTTTTTGAAAATTCTCGGTAAAATAGAAAAAGGCGATACTCTCATGGTGACGAAGCTGGACAGGTTTTCTCGAACAGCCGCAGAGGGTGTCGCTCTGATACAGGAGCTTCACGAAAAAGGTATCGTGATTGAAATTTTGAACATGGGACGAGCTGACAATACACCGATGGGAAAGCTCATGGTGACAATGCTTCTCGCCTTTGCAGAATTTGAACACGACCAGATTATCGAAAGGCTGGCAACTGGGAAAGCTGTGGCGAGAACGCATGGAAAAAAGACCGATGGACGATACAAAAAGCGTCCGTCTGGGTTTGAGCGGTATTATGCGCTTCAACAAAAGGGAGAAGTTTCTGTTGAAAGAGCCTGTAAGGAGCTTGGAATATGTAAATCCACATGGTACGCACGAGTAAAAGAGATTGACATTCAATCCGATTTGTGCTATAATCAACTCGAAAAGGAGTGATATTATGGTTAAGAACAATTTTGAAATGGACATAAAGGTCAAACTGATAACGGCAAGCAAGACGCAGGAAGCTCTTGCCGGGGAAATCGGCACGACCGGGCAGTATGTCAACCGTATCGTCAAAAAGAAAGACGCTATGGTGAACAAGACCTTCGTCCAGATGATGGAAGCTCTTGGGTATGACATCGAGCTTGTGTATGTGCCGAGGGAGGGCGTATGACATGAAAATTATTCACACCATTATTTTGAGTTTGGTATTGGTGATATTCATGGCTGGGTGCGGAAGTGAACCGCAAAAAGAGATTACCAATGTAGCTGAATATGAGGGGTGTATCCTTGAGCTGACGGACGCTGAAATGTTTACTGACGGGCAAGGGACACCGATGGTTCGAGTAGACGCTGTTTATACAAACAATAACGAAGACCCGCTTTACGCCGCTTGCTCGTTTGCGGTCAGAGCGTTTCAGAACGATGTCGAGCTGGATATGTACACAAATGTTGAGGGCATAGATGATACCATAACCACCGAGGTCAAGAACGGTAGTTCGATTGAAGTCAGCTTCGTATTCGCAACACAGGATAATTCCTCTGTCGAAGTCCTTGTAGGCACTCCCACCGCTGATATGGAGACAATAGGTCGAGCGATATACTTTAAGGCAGAGGGATAGTGTATGTGGGTTTTGGTGATATTGATAATTCCCTGCGCTGTGCTGTGGGAGGTTATGAAGACGAATAATAAAGCTCACCACAGAGGACGGCGTAGACGAAAATGGTAAACTGGTGCGTTATCGCACAGAGGTAATTCTCTGAACGATAACGCACTTTTTCTGTCCATAGGAGGTTTCTATGAAAGCATTACTTAAAAAAATTTCGGAAGAAATCAAAAAGACCCCCGGCGGCATGAAAGCCTACGAGGATTTGTATTATATTTGCCTTGAAGCAAAGAAATCGGATATTGCTCTTGGGGTATGGTATCTCAAGCTCTTGTCCGATTATATTGAAGAACAGATTCCGGCGGCAAAAACAGACAAGGATTTGCGCTTTCTTTTTAATCTTCATAAAAAGGTTTTGCTCGCCGCCGCTCCATTCGATTTTGAGAGCTATTTGCTTTATGTTGAGTGGAACAGAGAACCAGCCAAAAAGTTTTATGTTCCCCGGAGAGAGGTCTTGCGTCCTATCGTACAGGCCATGCAGGATATGATTGACGATAAGATAGACCTTCTTACAATCTCCATGCCACCCGGTACAGGCAAAAGCACTCTCGGTATCTTCTTCCTGTCGTGGGTGATGGGAAAATACCCGGACGGACAGAACCTTGCTTCGGCTCACTCTGGTATGTTGACCCGGAGCTTTTACGATGGGGTCTATCAGATTATCACAGACAGTGAGTATCTGTGGAGCGATGTTTTCCCGGGCGTACAGCTTGCCGCTACAAACTCGAAGGAGGAAACAATCGACCTCGGGAAAAAGCACAGGTTCTCCACCCTCACCTGTCGAGCAATCAACGCTTCTTTGACTGGTGTGACCCGCTGTGACAAAATCTTGTATGCGGACGATTTGTGTTCCGGCATTGAGGAAGCCATGAGCAAGGAGCGATTGGATAAGCTATGGGCGGCGTACACCAACGATTTGAAGTCCCGAAAGAAAATGGGCGCAAAGGAAATCCATATCGCTACTCGCTGGTCGGTTCACGATGTAATTGGTCGGCTTGAGCAACAGTACGGCGGTGATTCCCGGGCGAAGTTCATTGTTCTTCCGGCTCTCAACGAGGAGGGCGAGAGCAATTTCAATTATGGGTATAATGTGGGCTTTGACAAGCAGTATTTTGAGGATATGCGGCTGAATCTGGACGAAGCGTCCTTCAAGGCTCTGTTTATGAATCAGCCTATCGAGCGTGAGGGTCTGCTGTACGATGTGGACGAACTGCGGCGATACTTCGAGCTTCCCATCGACCCGCCGGACGCTATTATCGGGGTCTGCGATACCAAGGACAAGGGTACGGACTACGCCTGTCTGCCTGTTGCCTATGTCTACGGAAACGATTACTACATTGACGATGTGGTGTGTGATAACGGTCTTCCGAATATTGTTGACGCTCGGCTGGTGGATATTCTGGTGCGGGATAAGGTGAAAATGTGCCGCTTTGAAAGTAACTCCGCTGGCGGCAGAGTAGCCGAGAAGGTACAGGGTGAGGTCAAAAAGCGAGGCGGTATCACTCGGATTACCACAAAGTTCACCAGCGCCAACAAGGAGACGAAAATCATCGTCAATAGTCCTTGGGTGAAGGAACATTGTTTGTTCAAGGATTCTTCCCTCTACAAACGGTCGAGTGAATATGGGAGGTTCGTAGATATGCTCTGCTCTTACACTGTGGCTGGGAAAAACAAGCATGATGATGTTCCCGACAGTATGGCGATGTTGGCAGAGTTCGCACAAAGCCTATCGGGGGCAAAAGTGGAGGTTTTTCAGCGACCTTGGTAAGATTATTTCTTAACTTTTTCATATTATTTTCAATATATTGCGGATTACCCATTGACTTCCACAATATCTTGTGCTATAATGATATGCGAAAATAGAACACGAGTAGATTTTATGGGTGCGTAATCGCACGAGGTTTTGACCTCAAAGTGATTACGCACCCATTTTTGTTTTCTCGGGAAGGAGTTGTGAGATATGGCGAGGGTGTTGTCCGGGCGCAGATTTATCACGACCGATGAAAACGAAATAAACGGTGGCAATATCCTTCGTATTTTGAACGATGTGGAAAGCACCCACCTCTCCAACAGTGCCGATGTGAAGTACCTGTGGGAGTATTACAAGGGCAAACAGCCGATTCTTGGGCGCAAGAAAACCGTTCGCCCGGAAATCTGCAATCGTATTGTGGAAAACAGGGCAAACGAGATTGTTTCGTTCAAGCTGGGTTATCTCTGCGGTGAGCCAATTCAGTATATCGCAAGAGGGGCTGACCCCAAGGTTACAGACGGTGTAACGAAACTAAACGAAATGATGTTTCTCGAAAACAAGGCGAGCTTCGACAGGGAAATTATCGAATGGCAGTTGATTTGCGGAACAAGTTTTCGCATGGTCTTGCCGGACGCTTCCGCTGAAAAAGACGAAGTTCCGTTTGAACTGTACACTCTTGACCCTCGCACCACTTTCGTGGTGTACAGTAGCGGCGTTGGCAACAAGCCTTTGATGGGAGTAACCTACACTGTCGGTAAAAGCGGAGAGAAGACATACAGCATTTACACGAAAGACGAGTATTTCGTGGTGAAAGCTGGGGCAATCGTTGAGAGAGAAAACCATTCCCTCGGCATGATTCCCATTATTGAGTACCCGGCGAATAATGCTCGGCTCGGCTCGTTTGAAATTGTCCTTCCTCTGCTGGACGCAATCAATACGGTTGCGAGCAATCGCATTGACGGTGTTGAGCAAATCGTCCAAGCCTTTATCAAGTTCATTAACTGCGATATTACCAAAGAGGAGTACGAGGAGTTTTTACAGCTCGGAGCTATCAAGGTCAAATCATCGGACGGTCAAACCGCAGATGTTGATGTGGTGACAACCAGTCTGAATCAAGACCAAGCGCAGACGCTTACAGACGATTTGTACCAAACCGTTTTGACAATTTGCGGTATGCCGAACCGTAACGGAGGTTCGTCTACTTCGGACACAGGTGCGGCGGTCATTATGCGGGACGGTTGGTCTCTGGCAGAAGCTCGTGCAAAGGATAGCGAGCTGATGTTCAAGCGTTCGGAGGGGTCTTTCCTCCGTTTGGTGCTTCGGATTCTTCGGGACATGAGCGATGTGTCGATTGGTCTGTCGGACATTGACATTAAGTTCACCAGACGCAATTACGAAGCAATTCAGAGCAAGTCTCAAGTGCTTGTGAGTATGCTCCAACAGGAAAAGATTCACCCGCTGTTGGCATTTTCTCATTGTGGGCTGTTTTCTGACGCTGAAAGTGCGTACACCATGAGCATGGAGTATTACGAGGAGCAAAAGGCCAAGGAAGCTCAAAATCAACCGAGTGTCGAGAATGGAGGTGCAGAACATGACGGTCAAGGCGTTTCTGGAAGCTCTGAATAACAATGCGAGCATTGTTATCAAGGAATCCGACAACACGCAGATTGCGGAGTTCAACCGCAATTCGTACAAGGCAATCTCCGACAAGAATAAGGCTAAAGAGCTTGGCGATATCGAAAACCTCTCCAGGAGTACAAATTAAGTAGTTTTCAAT